CTGACTCGTACGTAAAGGTAGCAGGCACCTGGCGCAATGTTTGCGCTCCTGTTGTTACAACAACTACTACTACTACAGCTGCCCCTACAACAACTACTACAACTACTACTACTACTACCACAACTACAACAGCAGCTCCACCATTCTTCCCATTCTTCCCATTCTTCCCACCAACTCCAGTAATTCCATCTTTTACATCTAACCCTACAGTTACTAATATAAGTAATAGCGGAGGCACTTTAAGCTGGGCTTCTGTTAACCAGGCTTCTTATGTTATTTCAGCTGCTGGCACAGCCCTTAATGGTTCGACTGGGTATACCGCTACACAGAGATTGTTTACTGGCTTATCTGCTGGAACAACATACTCATATCAAGTAACTATAACATCTAGTACTGGACATACTGCAACCGCTCCAATTCCTGCAGGAAGCTTTACAACAACTGGAGGATCTACAACAACAACTACAACTGCAGCCCCTACAACTACAACTACAACAGCAGCTCCAACTACAACTGCAGCCCCTACAACTACAACAGCAGCTCCGTGTACAGTAGGGGCATCTTGCGGTTCTGGATATACATGCTACCCAGAAGGTTTCTATACAAATTATACCTATAATGCGGCATGTAACTGTGTACTAGAGAATGGGTTCTGCTAATGACAACTATTCAGCCTGTGTTTACCATGGTTTCTTATGCACTTGTTATAGATAATAAATTTGCTTGTATTTTTGAATATCCTTTAGAAGGAAATCAAATTATTGAAAATAACACGGCAGCCTTAAAAAGCAATCCAAAAATTACTTTAAGTAATGAAGAGCCAGTATTTGAAAAAATACACAGATACTCTTTAATTATTGATAATGAGGTTGTTGGTACGTTTTCTCATATTAAAGACGAGTTTGGCGGCCCTTTAGCTGAAATGATTAATGCAGCCTTACAAAGCAATCCACAGGTAATTGATATAACTGGAATAGCTGCGCCAACTATGGGAGATACATGGGATGGAACAGCGTTCCATGGGTAAATGGTAGATTTGGTACGCTTATCTTGTGTCTAGCATCTTTATCCAACTTGCCTCGTATCACGACTTTGAGTTGCCCAAAACTATCTTTGACTGCATAAATAAAAGCAGTAAAAAGCATAAATTAACTTTTGGTGTTCACGCTTGTTACAACGAAACCCAACAAGTTTTTATCCCACCGTTAGAGAATGTAAAAATAATAGAAAGCAAAGCTCCTGAAAACATTGGAGTAGGTGCTGCACGGAGTGTAGCAAACAATTTATACGACGGAGAAGACTATTATTTACAGATTGACTCGCATACACGGTTTTTGCAGGATTGGGATGAAAAACTTATAAACTTTGTTTTACAGCTTCAAGAGCATGGGATTAAAAAACCATTAATTAGCGCGTATCCAGGGGGTTATTCTTACAATGACTCTTTAGAAGAGGTTATTAACTACGCATCTGATGTGACCCTTATTTCGTTTAAAGAGCGCCCAGAACAATTTACAACTCAATTGATCCCAACACAGCTTGCGGTAGCTCCCGAAGGACAATGCCTTCAGCCTTCTATATCAGCAGGGTTTATTTTTACTATCGGCAGCTTTTCTGAACTTGGGTTTAATGAAAAGATTATGTTTTGGGGGGAAGAGATCCTCACTGCAGCTCGTGCTTACACCCACGGGTTTGATCTATTTATCCCAGACCAACAATACTTTTATCACCTTTACTATGACCCAGCAGTAGTGTTTCAAAAAAACCTACGCAGGCATGTGTGGCAAGACTTCTCTGAGGAGTTTTACAAAAAAGACGCTATAGCAAAGCAAGAAGTAATAGACATCTTTACCTCTAATAGGGTAGGCCCTGGGGCTTTGGGCTCAGAAAGGTCTCTAAAAGAGTATGGAGATATGGCAGGTTTAAGCTTTGAAGAACGTAAACTAATAGAAGGAAGATAGATTTTAACATCTAAGCCCTGACATTCTCTATTTCCTCTTGGATACTGGTACTGCGCCCCGATCAGGTGCTTAACCACTCTAGAGAAATAGGTAAATATGTCAAGTTATAACTCACCGCTCCCAGTGGGTTCAGCGCAAGGCACTGGCGCAGCCGCCATTGCTATCGCAGAAACCGCAGGCGGAACTAATAACGTCGGTAACGCTACCGATTCAGCAGGAAACGTAAGAGTAGATTTCGTATGGGGTAACTACCCTATGCAACCAAATGATGTTCGTACAGAAGAAGCAGCTGGAAACTTCGGCGGCACAACAGGTTCAGATGAACTTGCGTATCAGAGCGCTGTAGTAACAGCAGCTTCTGGAAACGGAACAACTGTAACTTATACAGCTGCAAACGCTTTCAACGTAGGTCAGACTGTAACTATTACAGGTCTTGCAACATCAGCACTTAATCTTTCAAATGTATTTATCGCTTCACTTGTAGGTACAGAAGGCGCTCGTACAGGCTTTACAGTAACTAATGCAGCTTCAGGCACTGACTCAGCTCAAACAGCAGTTGCTAAGGTAGTTGTTGGAAAGAGCCCTGGCGTTGGCGCTGATGCTTCATGGGCAGCAACAACTAAGGTAGCTGGAGCACGTCTAACAGCTGCAACTACTAACAACCACACAGTTGCAGAAGCTGAATGGAACAACTACCCATCATTTACACCAGGTGTAGGTAACTACAAGGTTACAGCAGCTTCAGGTGATGGAACAACAGTTACTTACACATCACAGAACAAGCTTGCAGCTGGAGATACTGTAAACATTACAGGTCTTACAGCTTCAGCTTACAACCTATCATCAGCAACAGTTGCTACAGCAGACGCACTAAAGTTCACAGTAACTAATGCAGCAAACGCTGGTGAAATTACAGGACAGTGGTACGGAAAAGTTGAATCAACAACTGCTCTAACAGCAGCTGATGGTGCTGGAATTGGCTACATCGTAGTACCTTCAGTAGTTGGTGACACAACAACTCTAGCTCTTGATGAGCTTAAGGATGCAGGTTACGAATCAGCTAACATCACCACTGCAGCTGGCGCAACTAACACAGCTACACAGCCAACACGTATTAACGTAACAACAACTACAGCAGCGACTGTAACCGTATCTGGTGGAACAACTTCATGGCCAGTAGGAACAAAGGTTACTATTGCAGCAGGTACAGGTATCCCAGCAGCAGTTGTTGGTACTTGGACTGTAACTGGTGGATCAGGAAGCACACTTGTTATTGCAGGTACAGGATGGACAGTTGCCGATTCAGGCGCTATCACACCTGGAACACGCCTTACAGGTACAGCTGGAACAATCAAAACACAGTCAGTTGCAGCTGGAACAGCCTCAGTGCTTTCAACAGCAACAATCACAATCACTCCTTGGGCATAATCTTCCCAACACAAACAGAAAGCCCCCTGCGTATAGCAGGGGGCTTTTTGCTTTATATTTTTAGTTCTTTGGAAATTGTTTTAGAAAACTCTCATATCTAGCTCCATTTGTTTGATCTGGATGTATTTTCCAGGAAGACCAATCTTTTCCACCGTTAGTCATATGAAACGCTATCTCAGCGTTTGTAACTGGGTCAAAGAGGTCTACGTTAGACTCTAGGTTGAACTTATCCCGTCGGGCGTTCCCTAGGGTTCCAATCATATTAATTTGAAAGACTCCGTATGAGTTGTCACCAGTGCCGCTATTTCCGTTATGCGCTAATGGACGACCATTTGATTCTTTCATAGCAACTGCCCAAGCGGTCTTGAGAGCGTTTCCCTCAAAACCAACCGCTTTTAATAAATCCTTTAATTCTGCTTCGGTAAGAACCTTAGCCTCTTTAAATGAATCTAACGGGCTCACAACTGTAACTACTTCTTGAACTACTGGCTCCGCCATTGCTGGCGGGCAGTTTCCCAAAAAGATAAAAACAGTTGCTACTACTGCTGTACGTTTTCTGATATTAAGCATTGCTGCTCCTCTCAGTAGGCAAAAGCCGCCTTGTGGGCGGCTTCGTCATGAACAACCATAACACAGGCGTTACAAAACGTGTCAAGACAAACTAAGGGTTAAATAATAAATTTAATTTAATATGACAAATCTAATAGTAAATGCGTATATTGTATACCTCGGGGTTTACTACGGATAATATTATCGCGCTTGTATCTAATACCTACATGATTGGCGAAAAATTGACAGTATCAGACTGGGCGGCGCTCATTTCAGTTATAGCAGCCGTAGGCGGAACCACAGCTATTGGGATTAAGTGGACGATTAAACATTATCTTGCAGAACTAAAACCTAATGGCGGGTCTTCTATGCACGACGCGATTAACAAAATTGGCCTCGACATAACCGAAGTTAGAGTATCATTAGCAAGACTTGAGGGTCGATTTGACCAACATGTAGAAGAAGGCGAGTAGCATGAATAAAGCAATGATTGAGTCCTACGTACGTAACCTAGCAGGTCAGGTTATCGGCGCAGTTATGATTGTTATGCAGACAAGCGGAGCAGCAACACCTCTAGAGTTTGGTTCAAGCGAATGGTTATTAGTCGCTAACGCTCTATGGGCGTCTCTAGTACCAGTAGCACTTCGCTATTTTAACAAGCTAGATCCAGCATTTGGACGAGTTGCAAACATTGGCTTTTCAGAGCTCACAGGAGTTTTAAGCCGAGCTTCAGCCAAAAAGCCAGCAAAAAAGAAATCTAAGTAAGTTCAGCAAGGGGGCGGAGATTTTCCGCCCCTTTTGCTGTACACTTTTTATATGACTTGTTATAACTGTACTAACCCAGCTCTTTATTATGTAAACGACCCCACCGCATCTCCTGCGGCTTATTGCAACACGTGCTTGCCACCATGGCTTAAAGTACGAGCAGACGAAGGTCACTTCCCTCTTCCAGTTGAAGAAAAGCCATCGAAGAAGGCGTCTGATAAAGATGAGGATAAGTAAGAAGCAAGCTGTTCAAGTTCATCCTGTTCCGCAAAGAGCAATGGACCCAAAAGGGCCATTCCCACGAGAACTATTTGATGAACCAGAAATAGTTTATAATTATGAATCCGAGTACGCAGAGGACGGAGCTAACTTCCCGCTCGGCGCCACTGCTCAAAATGAGTTTAAACCACCTAAATATTTACGTTGTGCGCTTTGTTTAGCTAGAGTTATAGAAACAGAAACCGAGAACCATACCTGCGAGGATTGATGGCTAAAAAAGATCTTAAAGCAATAATGAACCAACGCCTTGCGGAAGCTGAGGCAGCTTTAAAACAGGCTAGTGAACGTAATCTAAATACTTTTAAAAGAAACACCTCCGATAACGACCCTGCGGCTCAGTCGTCGTCAAACCAAATAGATAAAAACTGGTCAGTATCCATACCTAATGACGTTACAAACGTGGGCACAGAGGTGTACACCGCGCCCACAGCTAACCCTAAGCGCCCTAGAGCGTACACTGTGGGGTACAACAACAACACAAACACTATAGTAATCGTAATGCGCAGTGGTAAATGGTGGCAGTACAACGATGTGCCAGTTAATATTTGGCTAGGCCTTAAAAATAGCGCATCAACTAATGACTACTTACCTATTATTGAGAACGCTTGTTCGTCCCATCACGAGGCTGATCTGGATGCGTTATCTGCGGGAACTAAAGCGCGCTTCAGTGATTCAGCGGCTAAGGCTAGCCGCATACAACAAGGCAACCCTTACACACTTGACGAGACGTTGTTTGGCACAAAGGAGTAAATTTGAAATCATACGGGCCCCTATACGTTGGAAAACTACGCTACTGGCATAAAAAAGTGTTACCTATTTTTGAAATAGGAACTACCCAAGAAACTGAAATGCCTTACAGAAAAGGTAAGTGTTTGGTAATGCGAGCCCCATTTACAGAGCCAGGTTTTTATTTAGGCCTGTGGGTTGAGCGCCCTCAAATTGGCTGGGAAGACGAAGATAAGATTGATAAGATACTATCTGACGCTATGAAAGCTAGAGTTGCTTGGAAACCAGAGGATGGGTTATTTGATGAAGCTTTTTAAAAAGAAAGAGCCTTGGTTAAAGCCGTTCTCTGAAAAGGTATCTAATAGAGTATCTAAGATCCCTACCGCAGAGCTTGAGCAATGGGTTGATCAATCATTGTATGAGATCGGCCGTTGCATGACCGCGTACTCAAAACAAAGAGAACCTATGTTCTTAAATGAGGCTTTATTAGGGGCGGAAGCCTTGCACGCGGTTATAGATGAGTTAAACCGCCGAACAACACGCCATTAAATCAATTTGTCGACAATTGTGCTAAGATTCTCTTGCCTCTCTTCTCTCCCCCGTGATGGCAATCAAAAGGTCCTGGGTTTAAACGCCCAGGCTTTTTGTTTTCACCTAGACTAGGGAACACAATGAACACAGCAATGGATGAAGACGAGTTTTTCCCCGATGAAGAAGAAGACCTTGCACCCGAAGAAGAAATTGAAGAGCTTGATGAGCTCTCAAAAGAATTTGTTAACAAACTTGTAGATCGTTGTATTCAGTTTCAAACTGCGCTTGTAGGCCATGAGCTACACCCTTATCAAATGCCTCTTGCGCGTCGTGTTATTGAATCTGTAATCATTAACGACGGTGAAGAAATTACCGCACTTGCTGCGCGTCAGTCAGGCAAATCAGAAACTATTGCTAATACAGTTGCTGCGCTTATGGTGCTACTTCCCCGCTTAGCAAAAATGTACCCAGACCTATTAGGCAAGTTTGCTAATGGTGTGTGGATCGGTATGTTTGCTCCTGTTGAGGGTCAGGTAGAAACACTATTTGGTCGTACAGTAAACCGTCTTACATCAGAGCGCGCACTAGAGATCTTGGGTGATCCTGAAATTGACGACTCCCTAGGAAAAGTTCCAGGCGTTACACGGCAGATTAAACTTAAGAACTCTGGCTCATCTCTAATGATGATGACAGCTAACCCTCGCGCAAAGATTGAATCTAAATCTTTCCACCTTATCGTTATTGATGAGTGTCAAGAGGCGGATGACTTTGTAGTGTCAAAGTCCATCTCCCCAATGCTTGCGTACTACTCAGGAACCATGGTTAAAACGGGTACCCCGACTACGCACAAGAATAATTTTTATCGTTCTATTCAGTTAAACAAACGTAGACAAACAGGCGCACGTTCTAGACAGAACCACTTTGAGTGGGACTGGCGAGATGTGGCTAAAGTTAACGAGAACTACGGTAAGTTTATTAAAAAAGAAATGCTTCGTGTAGGGGAGGATTCCGATGAGTTCCAGATGTCGTACTCATGCAAATGGTTGTTGGAGCGCGGAATGTTCGTTACATCAACTATTATGGACGAGCTCGGAGACACCTCTCAAGAAACTGTTAAAGCCTGGCACCGAACACCCGTCGTTGTTGGAATTGACCCCGCACGAAAACTTGACTCAACTGTAGTTACTGTTGTGTGGGTAGATTGGGATCGCCCAGATGAGTTTGGTTATTTTGACCATCGCGTTCTTAATTGGTTAGAAATTCAAGGAGACGACTGGGAAGATCAGTACTTCCAGATTGTTCAGTTCTTAAGTAATTACGATGTGCTAGGTGTTGGCGTAGACGCTAACGGTGTTGGTGACGCAGTAGCTCAACGACTTAAACTGCTTTTACCAAAATCTGAGGTTTATTCAATTGGCAGTAGCCAACCCGAACAGTCAAAGCGGTGGAAGCACCTTAAGGCACTTATTGACCGACGTATGGTTGGGTGGCCTGCTCACGCAAAAACTCGCCGCCTACGTACCTGGAAGCGGTTCTACCAGCAGATGACAGATCTAGAGACTAAGTTCACTGGCCCTAATTTCTTA